AAGAGTCAATCGTGTAGAATGTTGATTGCTTCACGACTCTCATTGCTTGAAGAAGTTCATAAGAGATTTGAACAGTCTGTAATGGTAGCTCCTGGTTTGCGTGCTGAGCCCGTAAGCGTCATATTCAGAGGCTCACCGGGTGTAGGTAAAACCTCTTTGATTTTGCAGCTCAATTTCATGCTGTGCAAAGCCACTCTTCCAAAAGCGAGGCTAGCTGATTTTGAACGTAATAAGATGCGTTTCATTTACACTCGACAGCAAGAGAATGAGTATTGGGAAGGTTATACAAAAGATGCTCATGTATGTCTTTTTGATGACATAGGTCAACAGCGTGACCTTCCTGACAAGGCTGATGGTGAATACATGAATATCATTCGTGCTGTGAACCAGGCTCCTTACTATCTGCACATGGCAGATATAAGGTCTAAGGCCAATACTCCTTTTTGTTCAAAGTTTGTGGTGGCTACCACTAACTTGATGCAGGATAAGCCTCTTGAGTGCATAACTGAGTCTCGTGCATTTTGGCGTCGTTTTGACTTTGATGTAAAAGTCACTGTCAAACCTGAGTTCCGTATTGGCGGTAAAGGTCCAGATAAGGATCAATTGGATGCTACTCACTTTCCACAGGATGAGAATGGTGATCCTATATTTGATCCTAAGATGTGTGAAATCTATGTCAAAAGAAGTCCTGATGGAAATGTTGGAGTTGTTTCTTTTGAAGAATTGTTCACTCGTCTTGTCAGTATGCATGAGATCAAGGAACAACGCTATCGGGCGAAGTGTCACTACATTGAAAAATGTGTTGACACTGTTGAGAATGTCTACGTGTCTCAGATGGATTGTGATTTGGGTCACGAATCTCTTGTTGTTCCAACAAGAGGTTGGTTGCCAACTGGTAATGACAAAACTGATTCTTTTGGGAAGATGTGTTTTGTTGTGCTAGGATCCGAAACTCATCCTGATCATGGAAATCTGGTGCAGAACCTTGGTTCTTTATCAGATTTGATGATGAGTTCTTCAGGAAAATTTTCTGATCCCAAAAATGCATACCTTCTTCTTTTGAAGTGGTGTGTAAATGTTGATGAAAAGGATTGGGAAATTATACTCTCTGATAGCATTGATGAATTTTTGAATTCATTAATGTTTATTGATGATGCAGCTTGTCTTATAGAGCTTAAAAAACCTTACAAGACATTGTTTGAGAAGTGTGATCTAGCCTTCTCTAAGACAAAGGAGAGTATTTCCTCTTGGGGTCGCAAATCGTCAAATATTGCTGTTCAGACGGTGCAATGGTGTAGAGACAATGCTACATACCTTGCGCTAGCGAGTGGTGCTCTTTTGACACTTGCTTTTCTAATGAATAGAAAGAAACCGGCGTTTGCTGAGCCACAGTCTATTGGACATAGTGACCGCATGCGAGCGCGTTTGCCAAAGAAGGA